TACATCTAAATCATACTTCCATCCGACAATAACATCAGCAGCTATACCAGAGAAATCTCTTCTAGGTATAGAGAAATAATCAGCTCCATCATTACCTACTTTTGGAGTAATAGTAAAACCAGAATCAATAAACTGACCTGTAGCTGTAGTACCTTTAACAATTAATACAGGTGTTAATCCTGATGTTTGAGACCAAGGTATGTAAGCTTTAGAACCATCATAAATAGTTATAGTAGCTGCAGCGTTAGCACCTCCTCCACCAGAGAAAGTAACTGTAGCTCCATTTGAATAACCTGATCCACCTGCAGTTATAGTTACAGCTGTTACAGCTCCGCCTGAGACAGTAGCTGTAGCAGTTGCACCACTACCTGGTGTTCCTGAATTCACGCCTACTTTACCTGCTATAGTTACAGTAGGAGCACTAGAATAACCAGAGCCTCCATTTGTAATAGTAACAGCATCTACAGTATTATATTTAACTGAAGAAGCAGGAGCATATAAATCTATACATGGGTTAATTTTTTGACCTTCATTATTAACAATAATAGCATCATCTGGACTTTGACTTAAGCTAGCTTTACTTAATGTAAATTGGGTGCCTTGTTTTGTAACTACAAACATGTCATCTGAATCGACAACCATTGATTGTACAGTACCCATTAACTGCCAGTTAAACCAAGATTCTACTAAGTTCTTTTCTCCATCACTATATGTACGATAGAAATATATCTTATTAGAACTCTGTGAAGACATTGCTATGAATTCATTTTGAGGACTAGAAATAAATGTATCTATATTAGCAGGTACCCATTCGTTTACGATTCGTCCTATGTCTAATACAGTAGGGTTCTCATCCTGACCCCTAGTCATCATACCAAATATTCTAGTATAGTTAGGTGTCTTACTTAAGAAGTTTATTTTAGTACCAATATCTACTGGGTCAACATCTGTATCTACCTCATAGTTAGAGATAGCACGTACAATAGTTGTAGAAGGAGTTAAGATACCATCAGCAGAAAACATCATAAATTGTTGATTCTTACTGAATAGAACTAAACCCTGTGTAGTAGGTACTACTGCATGTAATGCTGCAGGTCTTATAGTTGCTGCAGTCATATCTACTGGATCTGCGTCAGTAATTGTCTGTGCAGAAGTAAAGTAGAAGTTATAGAATTTAGCAGATTGACTTAGTATGACATTATCTTCAGATAAAAATCCTAATCTATTACCATGGAAGAATGCTTGTTGTATTTTATTGCCTACAAAACTTGGATGTTCATTAGTAGTATCATCACCTACTAATCTATTTGTATAGGCAATCTGTTTAAATGTGAAATTATTAGTTGAAGTATTAACTAACTGATGAGGCATAGTAGATGCGTCTAAGCCTGGAGATACAGTAGGATCTCTTGTTTCAGACCAATAACCTGTACCACTAGTACTATTATCAGCTACAAATTTAGCCCAATAACTATCGTTAGCAGATGAAGTGTTTATTACTTTTACTGTATGATCATGTACTGATTGAGCTGGTAACTGAGAAACATTATCTACTTGATCTTGAAAGTAAGTTAGAGCATCATTATTTGGACCACCTTTAGCGGTGATAGTAAATGCAGTAGCTCTAGTTATCTGTATTGAAGCATTATGTTTTGTTACAGTTAGACCGAAACTATTTGTAGTACTTAAATTATCTATAGCAGTTTTAAGATTAGTTAATACAGTATCATATGAATCACTAGCTCCAGAAGTAATTGATGTACTCTGACCAGCTATAGTAACAGTATAAGTAATACTAAATGAACCACCACTTAAAACTAAAGTAGCTTTAGAGTTAGCAGTAAAACTAGGTGCTGCCTGTGCTGTAACAGAAAATAAATTATTAGTTATGATAGTATTCTCTTGTACTGATATAACATCATAATTAACTTTGGAACCAGTTAAGTAATTAACAGCATTAACTGCTGTAGATGTATCCATCACTACATTACATACTGTTCCATCTACATTCCATACATCTATATCACCATAACCACTACCTGGTTTAGGTTTAATACATCCTATATATCTTTCTGTTGCTGTTCTAGCTATGTAGAACCATTTTGAAGTATCGTATGTAGTACCAGTACCTAAGTTAGCAATCCATTTAAAGCCGGGTCTTTTAGTTAACCCAAACGTAGGATCTGGATATCCATTTAGACATTCCTGTACTTGGCCTGGAAGCTTCTTGTCGTCTGCTTGTTTTGATACTCCACCGAGGTAATTGTCGATTCGTTGGGTTACTGCTACCATTATCTTTGAAGTGCGTGAAAGGGTTGATAAGCTGGGTAGTAATTTGTTTGATCATTAGGATGTCCAAATATAGTGAACTGTCCTTGTTGAGTTTCATACTCCATAGCTACTGCTCTTGAATAACCTTCTTGTTGTTGTAGTGCTTGATATTGATTCATGTCACCTACAATACGTTGAGAAGTTATAGCTGCAGCTCTAGTAGTAATAAAGTTCTGTATAGGTTCAGGTATATCTACCCAGTCAAATTCCCATACAACATCACATTCTACATTCGTATGATTCTTCCATTGATAGGAGTGATGTATTCTGTCATATAATTTTCCGTCTCTTTTTACTGCGTCGTATTCTCTATTCTTAGAATTCCTTGTTAACTTAATCTGCAATACGTTATTTGGTATAGCCACTTCATGTAATGTAGCAGCATCGCTGGATGGTGTAAATATGTAATGGAATTCTTTATTGAATGTCCATCCCTCAGCTTGTACCTCTCTAGACACCTGTAACAGTGTATCGTATGCAATCGCAACGTCCGGGTTGGTTTGGTCAAGAGTTGTTACAGGAGCCTGACCACATGACGACAATATCTGGTTTACGGCTGGTAATTCTTGAGTAGCGTTAGTGGTTGGAAAAGGCATAATATTTATATAAAAAAAAGGAGGACTCCGAAAAGTCCCCCATAAAAGTTTAGAATGCAGCGGGCTTAGTAGTTGTTCCTGCGAACAGTTCTACACAAGCGGCTGGATTTAGATAATCGGCTCCCATTGCGAGTCTACCTAGAATCACGTCACCCTGATAAATCACGGAAACGTCCCCAGAAGTTACTTGAACAGAAGGACCAATAGCTTCTACTACACCTGCGCCTTCTCTCTGGAAGATAAGACCGCAGCTATTAGCGAAGTTAGTTGTAGCACCGTAATCGTTGTTGATACCAGCATCACCAGCTTGATTGCCAGCACTGCCTTCATCCCAATCGGTTTGGTTACGTGCATTTTCGATCCCTTCTCCTACAAAGGAACCTGCATTACCTGGATCAACAGTATCTACGTCAGTACCTGCAGCTGCACCTGATGAAGGAGCATACTTAGTACCATACTTACTGAAGAATGGAACGTTCATTGACTTGTAGATTTTGATACCTGCAATTTCAACGATTCCGTTTCCTTTCTGACGAGCTGATCCTTGCTCATCTCTATTGATTAGACCATTCTCACCAACCTGTTGGATGAGTGAGTAATATTGTCTTGGATTTAAGATCCCTACACGACCTTCGTTACTAACTCCTTTCTCATCTAAAGCAGCTGCCGCATCATAGAATGCGTCCACGAGCTTTTGAGCGTTTAAAGAGTCATCGGCATCTGAACCAGCTCCAACTTGGATCTGTGTTCCACCGGGCTCTATGTAGTTAGCTTTGGTGATAGGGGATGCTTTTCTTGCGCCTCTAGAAAGAGCACGGAAGATAAGTCTATCATATTTTTGAGCTAAAGCATATCCAATCTTCTTAGATATCTCTCCACGTAACTCATAATGAGAAAGTGTCTCATCTAATTCATATACGAATGCACTAGAGATTAGTAGGTCATCGACTGTAATAGTCTTTTCAGCTACAGGAGGTGCACCGTCTGAGTTACCAAGTATGGACTGGCCAGGGACATGGAATTCAGCTGTGGTGTGACCCGTGTAAATGAATTGTAATGACTTACCATTCTTAAGTGTCCGCTTCATGACGAGGTCACGAGCTATTGCATTGTGCTCGAAACCTTTGAACATCTCTCCTGAGAATAATTTCAGGTAGAGGGCTCTTGCGTCACCGGTCGAGTTCGATTGACCCGGCCTCGTCAGATCAGCGAGAGGCTCATTACTATTTTGATGTGCCATTATATCAGGCTAATTTAAAAATGTATGTGTTTACTTTCTTACGCGTAATTGTTTGATCAATTTGTTGTGGTCTTTCCCACCGTCTAGACGGCAAAGGGTATCGGACGTATCCGGCCAATGCCAATGAAAGGGGAGTCCTACTCTGAGGTGCTCCCCTTCCTATTATTCACCTAGTAAGGCTTCCTCTAATGATTGAGGTTCCCATTCGTCTTCTTTTTCATCTACACCTGGTGGTTGATTATCACTAGGCATAGTATCTAGTGATTTTTTAGCAGGTTCAGAAATCATATTACGATAAGCTGATTTACCTGCAGTCATAGCTGAATTTTGATGTGACATTAGAATGAATATTTAGCACCTATTTTAGTGCCGTAAGAATTATCAGCAGTCTCATCAGTTTTGAATGAAACTTCTCCATATACACCGAGCTTCTCTGATGCTGCTACGGATGCTCCGAGCTTACCTGAGAAGTCTGTGCTACCATCTGCTCCATCGGCTGCAGTGAATGCAGGACCACCTTGGACATAGTATCCAAGCTCTCCTACTTCACCTTCATAACCTATATGAAGATCGGTAGTACGGGAAGTATAATCATTACCTGTATAAGATGCGTTTGACTCAGCGTTAATGTAGACGCCAGCCATTGCAGGAGTCGAAGCGAGGGTTGCCGCTAGGGCTAGTGCAAGTTTTTTCATGTTAAATTAAGTTACTTTGTTTTTGTGTACTCAATACCACGATACGAAAGCTTTACAGTCATTGTAATACTCCAGTACCACAACCCCGTTCCATGCTGTGGTTGTCATGCGACC